GGCCACGTTTGCAACGAATGTCTGGTTCAGGCGGGAGCAAATAAAGATTCAGCGTGAGCTGGGCGTCGCCCCGAAGGACTAGGCCTGAGCTTGTCGCCGGATTGCACCATTCGAGCGCGGTTTGCGGCACCCTAATTCGGGGCGCGGGGATTTTGAAAAGGTACTCCCCGGCGGGGGCGGCATACGGGGGCGCGGAGGTTCGGGTTTCCACTATGTATGAAATTTTTTTAGGTGGGTTGCTATTTATATGTCGACTGACAGTAAGCGGCAGCCACCCCCGGGCACGGTGTCAAAAAAGACGGTGCTCGAAGCTTTGGCAATTACCCCGCAAGCCCTAGGGAAATGGGGACTTAAGCCTGCAGGCAGAGTTGGCCGAGAGGTTTTTTATAACCTAGAAGATTTCTGCCGTGCATGGGTTGAAAAGCGTGGCGCTACTGAAATCGATGGCAACCAGGATGAAGAAGATCGCGAGTCTGTCAGGCAGGTTATGCAGGGGCGGCTTGAAGAGGAGTATAGGCTTACTAAGGCTCGTCGAATTTCCCAAGAATTAAAAAACGAGGAGAAGGAAGGGCGGCTGATTTCGACTGACTTCGCAATTTTTGCGCTCTCTCGAATTGCTGCCCAGATAGCGACAATTCTGGACACGCTACCTCTATCAATGAGACGTGCACACCCGGACTTAGAGCCGCGGCATATTGACGCGCTTACTCGCGAAATAGCCAAGGCTCGAAACAAAGCGGCCGAAGTTGACGATATCCTCCCTGAACTGGTCGAGGAATATGTCGAGTCCATCTCCGAAACAGATTAGAAATTTCCAGAGGTCAGCGCGCTTTGGTTTGGCTGCGCTGGCAAGACCGGAACCTAAATCAGCTAGCGAGTGGGCTGACGAGAATTTTTATCTTTCTAGTGAATCGTCATATCACGAAGGTCGTTGGAAAACGCTGCATTTCCAAGTAGCGATCTTAAACGCAATGGGCTCGGATGCAATCCGAGTTGTGAACGTGGTCAAGTCGGCTCGACTTGGTTACACCAAGATGCTCCTCGCTGCTATTGCGTACTACGTAGAGCACAAGCGGCGGAACGTACTGTCGTTCTCTCCGACCGATACCGACGCGGAGAAGTTTTCAAAAACTCACGTTGACACAGCCATTCGTGATGTTCCGTCGCTGAAAGAGCTTGCCCCTTGGTGCGGAATGAAGCACCGAGATAACACGCTAGATCAGAAGCGGTTCTCCAACGGTAAGCAGTTATTCATACGCGGCGGTAAGGCGGCTAGGAACTACCGTGAAACGTCCGCTGATGTTGTCGTTTATGACGAACTTGCAGCATTTGATAAGGATGTTGAAAAGGAGGGTTCGCCGACCACTCTTGGCGATAAGCGTCTTGAAGGTTCGACGTACGGTAAGTCGATACGTGGTTCAACACCAAAAATTCGCGGCGAATGCCAGATTGAAAATGCTGCTAGCGAGTCCGAGTACTACTTTAGATTTCGGGTCCCGTGCCCGCACTGCGGATCGGAACAGATTTTGGAGTGGGGTGGTCCAGATTGCAATTTCGGCATCAAGTGGAATAACGATCTTGTAGGTGCTGAGCGGCGCGCTGCAACGGCATTTTACCTTTGCCGGGTTGGTGCGTGTGTAATCAAACAGCATGAGCTCAATGATTCTAGTCGACTGCACTCGGTGCACTCCGGTCGCTGGGTCTGCGATAACACGGGTGTGTTTACGCGGGACGGTGTTGATTTCTTCTCGTCAGACGGTACTCCAACGCCAACACCATCGAGCATTACTTTTCATGTGTGGACGGCCTACAGCCCGTTTACAACGTGGGCGCGAATTGTCGAAGACTTCCTTCGCGCCAAGGGTGATGCGAGCAAGCTCAAGACGTTCGTTAACACCACCCTAGGCGAAACATGGGAAGACGAAACCGGCGAAGGCCTCGAGTGGGAACAGCTCTACAATCGCCGCGAAGTATTCCCTCAAGTACCGAACCCCGTGGCAGCACTATTTGGCTGTATTGATACTCAAGACGATCGCTACGAGGGCAGGGTTTGGGGGTATGGCGCCGGTGAAGAAAGCTGGCTAGTAGATCGGTTTATTTTGTATGGCGACCCAGCTGGCGAAGAACTGCAGCGCAAAGTAGAAGAGCGCATCCGAAAGCAGTACACCCGCGAGGATGGGCAAGTTCTTGGTGTGATGCTCTGGACGTGGGACTCAGGCGGTCACTACACAGACGAAGTGTATACCCAGTCGAAAAAGCTCGGCATTTTTTGGGTTATCCCAACCAAGGGTGCAAGCCAATACGGCAAGCCTATCGCTGACTTCCCAAGATCGAGAAACCGCAAGGGCGTGTTTCTCACGATGATCGGTACCGACAACGCCAAAGAAATTATTTACTCACGGCTCCGAATTCAACCTGAGCCGGGCGTAGCCGTTCCGGGCTGCATGCATCTGCCCGCTAACTCTGAAATTTGCGACCAAGACGAACTGAAACAGTTAACGGCTGAGGTCAAGTTAAGCAAGGTTCAGAACGGCCAGCGAGTGTATCGCTGGGACTCCAAGGGCAGGCGTAACGAAGCGCTCGACTGCTGTGTCGGTGCACTGGCTGCATTGCGGATTTCACAGCAGCGCTTCGGATTCTCCCTCGATGCCGCACAAGCCGGAGTGGCTTCAGGCAAGGCTAAAGCCCCAGAAGCCACTAAGACGGCAGAAAAAAGCGCTTTTGACAAAAACGAACCCGAGCAAAAAGGCGCGCGCGGAAGCGACTGGCTCGGGATAAAGAACTCAGGCGGAGGATGGCTAACTTAAATGCCAACACCCACAGCACAAGAAATGCTCGACAAGTACATGGAGGCAGAGCTCGCCTTGCTTGAAGGTAAATCCATCTCTTGGAACGGCAAAACCTACACCCGAGAAAACCTCGCTGAAATTCAGCGTGGCCGGCGGGAGTGGGAACAGCGTGTCAGCAGGCAGTCTGCTCGACCATTTGGCTTTGCGAGATTTTATTAATGACCATGAACTGGATAGACAGGGCGCTTGCTCCACTGTTTCCACGAACGGTCGCTCGAAGTCTAGCTGCAAGAATGGCGATTCGCGCCTACGAGGCTGCAAGCCCGTCTCGCACTCATAAGGCAAAGTCGGAACGACGTTCTGGAAATGCCGCGGTGAAGGCCAGCTCCAAAAGTATCCGTGAGCAAGCCCGCGCTCTCGACGAGAACTACGACATTGTCACAGGCTTATTCGACAAGCTCGAAGAGCGTGTTGTTGGCCCCAAAGGTATCGGTATTGAACCGCTGCCTTTGCTAAAAGATGGCAGCGTAGCCGCAGAATTTGCCGCTCAGATAAAATCTGCTTGGGGTGAATGGAGCCTTCGGCCTGAGGCGTCCGGTGTGCTGTCTAGGCCTGAAGTTGAGCGATTAATAGTGCGCACCTGGCTTAGAGATGGTGAGGCCCTAGCAAACTTCATTGCCGGCAATGTTCCCAGCTACGTCCACCTGACTGATGTGCCGTTTGCGCTAGAGCTGCTTGAACCCGATTACATGCCGCTGGAAGACGACGACACCAAGGGTGTAACTCAAGGTGTTGAGCGCAATGAGTGGGGGCGAGTAAAGGGTTACCACATTTTCAAGAAGCACCCAGCGGATTCCATTACCTACAAGACCGAGACCAAATTCGTTAAAGCCGACGACATGATTCATATCGCTATTCGTAAGCGGATCGGTCAAGTACGTGGCATTTCATTGCTTGCGCCGGTGCTGGTTCGCCTCGCAGATATTAAAGATTACGAAGAGTCAGAGCGCGTAGCTGCACGGATTGCCGCTGCGCTCGCCTTCTATATCAAAAAGGGCGATCCCGGACTTTATGCCCCAAACACTGAGGCCGATAAACAAACTGGCGAGCGAACCATTCCCTTTGGTCCGGGCATGGTTTTCGACGGACTGATCCCCGGCGAAGACGTAGGCACCATTGAAAGCAATCGGCCTTCCGCGCTGCTGGAAGGGTTCCGCAACGCCATGATACGCGCCGTCGCTGCCGGTACCCGAGGCAGCTACTCATCTATAGCGCGTGACTATAACGGCACGTACTCGGCGCAACGCCAAGAGCTGGTTGAATCGCAGTCCGGATACGAAGTACTTCAAAACCAGTTTATTGATCAATATGCCCGCCGCGTATACCGCCGCTGGCTGCAGGTTGCGATCGCGTCCGGAAAGATTGCCGTTCCCACCGACGTCGACAAATCAACCGTATTTAACGCGGTTTACATTGGGCCGGTCATGCCATGGATAGACCCATACAAAGAAGCCAATGCGTGGGAGAAGTTGGTCGCTGATGGCTTTGCTACCGAGGCCGAAGTGATTCGCTCCCGCGGTGGAAATATTGCAGAACTGAAAAAGCAGCGGCGCGAAGAGATCATCGAAAACCGAGAGCACGGTCTGGTATTCAACTCCGACGCATACCACGAACACTATTCCAAGGGCGAAAGTGATGACAAAAAGAAACGTAGCGATTCCAGCAGTGATGGCGATGATGGGGACAAACAAGACGAGTGATCGTCGTGTTGAGCCTGACTCATGGTTCTCGATGCGAGCTGCTGCAAACGACTCGCTGGATATCGCCATTTACGACGAGATTGGATTCTGGGGCATATTTGCCGTCGACTTCAAGTACGTCCTTGATCAGCACAAGGGCATTAAGACGATCAATCTTTCTATTCACTCCCCAGGTGGCTCTGTATTCGAAGGGCTGGCTATTTACAACATGCTGCGCAATCACTCGGCCACGGTAAACGTCCATATAGATGGGTTGGCAGCCTCCATTGCCTCAGTGATAGCGATGGCGGGGGACACTATAACGATCCCAGAAAATGCATTTTTGATGATCCACAAACCTTGGAATGTTTCTCGAGGTGACGCGGACAAGCTCCGCGACGATGCGGATCTACTCGACAAGATCGAGAAAAGTTTGCTTGCGGCTTACCGCAACAAAACCGGGCTACCCGATGACGAGCTCACCGCCATGATTGCAGCTGAAACTTGGCTGGATGGTGTAGAGGCAGTCGAGAAGGGATTCGCCGACTCTCTAGCCGAGCCTATCGAGGCGGCGGCGTCTTTTAACTCAAATTTAATGACGAGGTTCAACACTATGACCGACAAGGTTAAAGACCAGAAGCCCGGCGATGGTAATCAACCAGCTCCGGCACCCGCCCCTGTAGCGCCAGCACCGGTGGCACAGGTTCCAACAGTTGCTGATTTTCAAGCAGCCGAAACGCAACGCCGCACCGAAGTACGTGCGGTATTCGATAACTTCGAATTTCCTGAGTTACGCGACAGCTGCTTAGATGACATGAAGTGCACGGTTGAGCATGCGCGTGCAGCGCTGCTCACCGAGATGGGCAAAGGGCGAGAGCCTAGTCAGCCTGCTGCCGCGAAGGTATACGCCGGCAATGGCGCCTTGGTGCGCGACTCTATTCGCAATGCATTGTCTGCGCGAGTGGGAGTGGCAGAGATCGAGAGCGGTAACCGCTACGGCGGTATGACTTTGATCGAGCTGGCTCGTGCGTCATTGATCGATAACGGTGTTGGTGTTGCTAGCATGACTGACCGCCGTATTTTGGTGGCAAATGCCTTCACCCATTCAACCGGCGATTTCTCGATCGCACTCAGCGACGTGGCCCACAAATCTATGTTGCGCGGTTATGAAGAAGTTGAAGAGACCTTCGAGAAGTGGACTAGTGAAGGTATCTTGACCGACTTCCGCGAATCAAGCCGTGTCGATCTCTCTCGCTTCCCATCTTTGGGTAAGGTGGCAGAGGGTGCCGAGTTCAAGTATGTGACTACCAGCGATCGTGCTGAGAAGATCATGTTGGTCACCTACGGCAACCTGTTCTCCATTACTCGTCAGGCCATTATTAACGACGACCTAGGAGTGTTTGATCGCATCCCTCGTATGTTCGGTCGAGCTGCGCGCCGCACTATTGGTGATGCTGTTTATGCTGCGCTTATTACTGGGCCGAAAATGGGTGACAACAAGGTGCTCTATCATGCCGATCACAGCAACACCAGCACACCAGATGCGCTGGATGTGAGTGGTTTAGATGCGATGAAGGTTGCAATGGCTACGCAGAAAGAGGGTGGCGCATCCTTAGGAATTCGCCCGGCTTACTTGCTGACCCCGATTGCTCGCGAATCAACAGCTAAGGCAATCTTGGCCGCTGAGTTCGATCCGGCTTATGCGAACGATCGAGTGCCAAACCCCATCCGGAACAGCATGGAAGTTATTGGCGAGGCGCGCTTAGATGACGACAGCACTAGCAAGATCTACGGTGTTGCCAGCCCAGGCATGCACGACACTATTGAGGTCGCCTACCTAGACGGGAACAAAACACCGTTCCTAGACCAGCAGGGTGGCTTTGAGGTAGACGGCATTACCCACAAGGTCCGCATCGATGCGGGTGTGGCGCCTATGTCTTACCGCACCATCCACCGCGCAACCATTACTCCTTAATTGGATTAATGGCTGCATCTCATTATTGCCTCCGCCATTCTGGCGGGGGTGGCTTTTACTATCTCTGAAATCGCGAGGATTTGAGATGAAAAATTATGTGCAAAAAGGCGAGGCGATCACCGTAATTGCTTTGGCGGCCGTAGCGGCTGGCGAAGGTGTATTAATCGGCGATGGCTTGTTTGGCGTTGCGGTAAATGCTGCAGGTATTGGCGATGAAGTTACCCTTTTAACTGAAGGGGTATTCGAGCTTCCCGCGGACGCGACTGTTGCCGCTGGCGATGTTGTTGAGTGGAATACTGGCGAATTATTGCCGATCGCTGCTGGCGTTAAAATTGGCGTTGCCATCACTGCTAGTGCTGCTGGCTTAGCGCAAGTGAAGCTCGGCTAAATGTCATTTAAGTCTTTAGCTGCATCCATGGTTTCGATGGCTAAAAGTGTCTTTGGCACCACGGCCACCGTAACCCCGCCCAACGCTGAGGCCATCCTTGGTGTTGGTGCAATTATTGATAAAGGTGCGGAGGTCATTGACGAATATGGTGTGGTTACTGATACCCGCATAGAAGTAGAATTATTCCGTACCGAAGTGGGCAGTGTTAGTCGTGGCACGCTCGTTCAGGATGACGAGACCGGGGAAACCTTTCGGCTTCTTGAGCCTATCGACACTCAGGGCGAAGTTATGCGCTGGGTAGCAGCTCAGGTGTGACTTATGGCGAATGACCTTTTCGGGACTGCAGTACTATCGCAGTTTGCTGATCAGCTGCGGCGCACCCCTGTAAAAGCGAAGCAAGCGCTGGTAGTTGCTCTCAATGCAGGCGGGGTGTTTGCGCGGCAGCGGGGCGTTGACCAAATCTTTTCAGAGTTAAATCTTCAGCGCACATACATCGATCAGCGTCTTGAGGTCACTCGTGAGGCAACGCAAGGGGATCTAAGTGTTGTTATTAGCGGGCGAGCGCGTCCCACTACGCTGAGATCCTATGGTGGCGACAAGATAGCTATTGCTGCCGCTAAAAGCCCTAGGCGTAAGCTGAAGGGGGATAAGCGGCGACGAATTGCTAAGGGTCAAAAAGCTGCCGGAATAAAAGCCTTCAAAATTAAGCGCAGTGGCACGGCTCAGAAATGGGCAGGCGGGTTTATTGTTTACCTCAACAGGGGCAATGCGAACGACGGCAGCAATGTGGCCATGGCAATCCGAACTGGCACAGGCCGAGACGATTGGCGAGTTGTATACGGGCCGAGTGTTGGTTCTGCGTGGAAAAATGTGCGCGAAGTTGTTAGCGCCGAAGCCCTAGAGATCGTTGCCGAAGATTTTCAAAAAACCTTCACTCGGATTTTCTAATAATGCCTGAATCACTATCAACCTCGATTGCGAAGGCAATTGAGCGAACGCTCACGTCTATTCAACTAGACCAAGGCTATGTGACTGACGCTGGCGCCAATGTATATCGTGGTTGGTATGCCCACGCAATGCAGGGGCGAGGTATGAATTTTCCCATTATTGCGATTCAACCAGATACCGAGGGTGTTCAAAAAGTCAGCGGTACCGGTTGCGAATTCAAAATAGCCACAAATTTACGGATCGTCGTTGTTGCTGATGACACTAGCCAGCCCTCCGATGTGTTGCGCGATTGCCTGGCAGATATTCGCCGCGCGCTAGCGCTTCAGTGGGAGCTGGAAACGAGCTCATTGCCGGGAGTGCGTGCTCCCGATATTGGGTTGGCAGAGTTTGCGATCGCCGCCGACTCACCTTATACCCTTGCGGCACTTCCCGTGGGGATTAACTTTACGGAAAAACACGAGGCTTAAACCATGGCTCTTCAAACATACAGCTATTTGGGCAAAGGTAAAATTTATCTGCGCTCTACCTCAGGCGGCGGCGCAATGCCCATCGGTAACTGTTCCGCCCTTAATCTCAGTGTTGAGACAAACTCTGTCTCCCAGCCAAACTATCAAGTTGCTGGTGGTGGTGTGGCTAATGAGCTGCAGCGCGTCGCCTCGGTTTCGTTGGCAATGACAATGCTAGAGTTTCGCCCTAAAAACCTGCAAATCGCATTGCGCGGGACCATTGCAGCAGTCACCGCCGCCGCGGTAGCAGATGAGCGGCACGAGGCCTACGCAGATGGGCTGGTGGCCTTTGATCATGTGCCTGACAAAGGCGAGACCATTACCGTCACGCTTGACCCGGACGGCACTCCAGCAGTGCTCACGTTAAACACCGACTACCAAATCGCCGGCGCGGGTATCGTTATGCTGGATTCTGGAAACTACCTTGATGGCGATGAAATAGGTGTTGCTTACACCAAAGTTGCTGGCGATGTGATCGAAGCAATGACCGGTTCTGGTGATGAGTATGAACTTATTTTCGACGGCCTCAATGAAGCGGAAACAGACAAAGCGGTGATCATTCGCGTATACCGCGTTAAGTGGTCGCCTACCTCTGGCCTCGGTTTTATCGGTGATGATTTTGGTGAGCTACCGCTAGAAGGCTCAGTGTTAGTTGACAGTACCAAAGTTGGCGCCGGCATATCGCAGTATTTCAAAGCCACTTTCGCAAACGAGTAACGAAAACTATGCCGCCTTTTTAAGGCGGCTATACATCTTTTCGGCGCCGGTCCCACCGAGCGCTCTGTTTCCCCACCTTATTTCTTACGACGGTTCCGGTGTATGGCTATAAAAGATCAAACCGTTAACCTTATTCTCCGCGCCAAAAACTTCCTTACCGGCGATACCGACAAAGCCGCCGACAGCGTTGATGGTCTTGCCAAAAGTGCTGAGCGCTTACAGGACGAACTTCGTGAGCTTGAGGACAATTCTCAGTTAGTTAAGCAATTTACTGCGACTGAAAAAGCAGTAGACCGAACCTCAGCGGCTTACGATCGGGCAAGGCTCAAAGCCGATAAACTGGGCGACAAAATAACCAAGGTTGGTGTTCCCACGCAGCGTCAGGCGCAGGAATTTGAGGCCGCTCAAAAGGCCGTTTCAGCGGCAGAGCGTGAATATACCCGTGCAGAAAAGACCCTTGGAGACCTTGCTGAGGAAGCGCACGCTGCAGGAATTAACCTAGAGGATCTAAATGGCGAGCAGCGCCGCTTGGCTGATAGCACAAAAGCCGCCCAGCGTGAGCTAGAAGACTTAAGCAAAACGACGGAAAAAAGTGACTCACGATTTCTTTCGTTCCGCAAAAATTTGTCGGCAGGTATTGTTACCTTCGGTAAGTGGGCCACCGCTGCCACTGCAGCCGGCGCAGCGCTCACGGTTAGTGTTCTAACCCGGTTTACTGCCTCTCAATCAGAGCTAGCTCGGCAAACGCTGGCCAGCGCTGATGCCTTCGGCGTGTCGGCCGTAAAGCTACAAGAATGGCAGTATGCTTTTGAGCGGGTAGGGATCAACGGAGAGAAAACTGCTGACATCATGAAGGACGTAGCCGATAAAATCGGTGATGCCTTTCTAAATAATGGCGGCGAGGCTTTAGATGCTATCAAGGGCCTCAATCTCGATATCGAAAAGCTGGTCAGGTTAAAGCCTGATGAGCAGATTCTCGCGATATCTGAACGGTTGAACGGGCTACCAAAAGCTGCCCAAATACAGATTCTTGAATCCCTCGCCAGCGACGCTTCATTACTACTCCCGCTGCTAGACAATAACGCTGCCAAATTGCGCGAGCTGGCAACGGAAGCCCAGAAGCGCGGCGCGATATTCAGCGAAGATGAGCTGAAATCTCTTGCTGAGGTCGATTCTGGGTTTCAGAAAATACTCGCTTCGGTTAAAGGCTTCGGCAATCAGCTCGTCATTAAGTTGGCGCCTGCCTTTAAAGGCCTCGCGGAGACAATCGACGAGGCGCTTACGGATAAGCCAAAGCTGGTTGATGACCTGTCTAGCGCATTCGTTGTGCTGGTTGAAAAGGTTCAATTATTTGTTGCAGCACTAGGTAAAGATGGATCTGGCATAAGCGGCTCACTGACCGCCATAAG